CCCGTCCGTAGTCACACCAACCTAGTTCAAACCAAGTTCTCACGCCCCTGCCCGTCCGTAGTCACGCCAACCTGCCAACACCACACGATCATCACACAGCCACAAATAACCACTTGCCAATCGTAGCCATATACGCTAATATAGAGCCCAGCAAAGGAGGTGAACACAACATGCCTAGAACGAGCCAAATCACACGATCTATCACCACTACGGCTTGCATAGGTCAGCACGTCAATCAGTATGGGGAGTTTGAGGACTTCTGTGATGTAACAACCTTCCCCACTACCGAAGAGAAGGCCAGTAAGTACTTTCGCCGAAAGTACAACGATCAAAGCATTACCATTAACAAAGTAGAGCAGGAAACTCACGTCTATTACATGAGTGTTGAAGAATTTATCGCCTGTGCACACGAACGAATTAAGGAGAACTAAAAAATGGCAACCGAAATCACCACCATCGAGAACACCAACATGGTCCCGACTATCACTGCTAAGCCCGTCATGGCCCTGGCGTTTGATACCACCACGGGAGAAGGTAAGAAGCGTCTTTTCAACGCTCTGAATACTGCCGAATCTCTGAATGATGCCGATATTAAGCAGCTCACTCTGTCTGGCATCATCGTACAGCCCACCGAGCGTGTGGATCAGGCAACCGCCGAAGTTGTGATGTGCGAAGGCACCACGTTTATTACCGAGCAAGCCGCGTACTTTAGCCAGTCTGACGGTATCGCCCGCTGTGCCAAGAATCTGATTATGGCGTATGGCTCTGACTTCGCTGATGAGCCTATCACTATCGAGTTTACCGAGCGTAAGCTTGCCGGTGGGCGCAAGCTTAAGCAATTTATCGTTCTTTAATCCTTCGGCTCCATGTAAAAGCCGTGTGATAGCATGAGGGGGCTGTAAAGTCCCCTCTTTTGTTTAGGTGGTGCAAAATGGCGTATGATGTTAGCCGTGTGCAGAAACGCGCGCGTGATAAGGAATATAGGCTGCGCAGGCAAGGCGCAACTCGTGAATCTATTGGCGGCATTTCACCGCGTAAAGAGTGGTCGGAAGTCAAGGCAATGACTTCCGTTCAGCAGCAGGCTTATGCCAGGCAGCTTAACGCTTGGAATAAGAAGGCTCGATACACCGTTGTGGAAAGCGGTAACGTCATTCCATCTAATCTAATCGACCAGACAAAGCGCCTGCAGGAAAAGCGCAATCAGTTTATTTACGTCGAACGTGAGCGTATTAGGGGTATAGCACCTGGCGAGTGGGATAAGTATTATCGCAATCGTGAGGGCATTTTAGCTAAGGGCGAAGATATTCTGGGATTGTTGGCTCCTATTGATGTAAAGAAAATGGAGCCTCCAGCCTCCATCCAGGTTGCTCGACGCCGCATTAAGCGATTCGAGGAGCGTAATAAGCATAAGTTTAGCTACTATCGCGGATTGCAGCGGCGTGCTATGGAAGAAATATTGTGGAAGCTAGATCAATATGAACTTGCTGAAGTCGTCCACCAAATGAAAAACGATGCTTTTGACCTTTTATCAACCGTTTATGCATCTTGGGATACCCTTAAGTTTGAATACAATCCGAGGGGCGAAGGCAGCGAGTTTGAGGACCCTTACGGGCAATTTCGCGGCTATGTGGAGCGTGCATTGTCTATTACCCAGGATAAAGATATTATTGATATCCAAAAGAACATGGAACGTGTGGCAAAGAAGCGTGCGGAGCGTGGCCGTGAACGCGCTAAAGCTGCATCGGGGTTGTAATGAGTTGGGCGGTTTCTGCCGACTTCGAAACGACAACGGACCCGGATGATTGCCGCGTATGGGCATGGGCCGTCGCGCTTATCGAGAATCCCGAGCAAGTTTATTACGGCAACTCCATACAGACGTTTATGAATTGGCTGTCTCGTGGCGAAGCGCACACGGCATGGTTTCACAATCTCGCGTTTGATGGCAAGTTTATTTTGGATTATCTGATGCGTTGCGGATATACGCATGCTAATGATAGGCCAGGGCGCAGTCAGTTTTCCACATTGATATCTAGTAAAGGTAAGTTTTATCAAATCGAGGTGTGTTTCGGAAACGGCGTAAAAGTCATCTTTCAAGATTCGCTCAAGGTTTTCCCCATGACCGTTGCGCGAATCGCCAAAACGTTTAACCTCCCTGAGCAAAAGGGTGATTTGGACTATCGCAAATACCGTGCGCCGGGTCACAAGATAACCGATGATGAGCTTTATTACATCAGTCATGATGTACAGATCGTAGCGCGTGCATTGCAGCAGAATTTTGCCCAGGGCCTGGAGAAAATGACCATTGGTGCTAACGCCATGGCGTTTTTCAAGCAGCAGTTCGGCAAAAAGGCGTTTAAAACCTACTTCCCTACCCTATCGCTCGAAGCGGATAGCGACATACGTAAGGCATATCGAGGGGGTTTTACTTATGTAGAGCCTAAATATGCAGGCGTGGAAATCGGCGAAGGCATATCGGTTGACTACAATTCGATGTATCCGAGCGTTATGAAAAAGTATCCCTACCCTTGCGGCGCTCCGGTTATCTTCGAGGGGAAGTATGAGCATGATCCGGACTATCCGCTTTACGTGCAACGTATGGTGGTGGAGTTTAGCCTAAAGCCAGAAGGCGTGCCCATGCTCCAGCTTAAGAACAAAGGATTTTACGGTAACCATGAGTATGTGCGTGAGACTGTGGCACCGGTCGAAATCACGGTCACGTCTGTTGACTGGGAAATAATGCAACGAATGTATGATGTTGATGTGCTGATGTACGCTGGCGGCTATAAGTTCGCTGCTAGAAAAGGACTGTTTGACGAATATATCGATTACTGGGGCCATGTCAAAGAAACATCAACCGGCGGATTGCGCCAGCTTGCAAAGCTGATGCTTAACAATTTATACGGCAAGTTTGCAACGAACCCAGACGTAACAGGTAAGGTGCCTGTATATGACGTTGAAGATGGGATCGTGCGTTATGTGCCCGGTGAAGATGAAACGCGTACGCCTGTGTACATCCCTGTTGGCGTGTTTTGCACTGCATATGCCAGGCGAGAGCTGCTTTTCGCTATCCTTGATAATCGAGACCGTTTCGTATATTGCGATACCGATTCGATGCACCTGCTTGGGACTGAACAGCCTGCTAATATCCCCATCCATGAAAAGGAATTGTGCCATTGGAAGGTGGAGGGCACATTTACCCGTGCGAAGCATTTACGCGCAAAGGCGTATGTGTGGGATCTAAACGGCAAGTTTTCGGTCACGTGCGCCGGCATGCCTGATGATGTTAAGGCGCTCGTTAATTGGGATAATTTTGAGTACGGCTTCACTAACGCATTTACCGATAAGGACGGTAACACAAAGATTTGCCCGCTGTTTGCGAAGCTAATGCCAAAAACCGTCCCCGGCGGTGTGGTGCTGCTTGACAGCGTGTATCAATTGCACGCATAATAACAACGTCCGGTGCAACGCTGTTCGCCACACGTGGATAGGGGCACGTAAATGCAACCCTAACTCGGTACGTGCCTAGCTGGCAGGCTTCCCAGGGTGTGCGTTGTTAGCTGGACAATCCCTGAAACCCCAACCGTATCACGGTGTGGGGTTTCGTGCTATTATAGGCCCGTCCGAACATACACGAATGGAGGTGCTTTATGGACGAGGAGCAGGCGCGCGAGACCGAAGCCGAGGAAACCCGCGAGGAGGAAAGCGGCAATCCCTCCGAAGAGCAAACCGCTGCCGAACAGCAGCAGGAAGCGGAGGAGCACGATTGGGGTGCTATGACCGCCCGTATCGATGACCTGGAAGAGCAGGTGCGGGGTCTTGCTGCTGCAATGGCAACCATTTCGGCGGCATCCGAAGAGGACGACGGCAAGCCTGATGCTGATTTGCCTGATGAGGAATACGGCGTGGCTATCGATTTGGACGACGAGGATTTGGCCGGGATGCTCGGCCTTTAAGGAGATAACATGGCTAAAAGCAAGCTCACTAATGAAGAGGGCCGTTTGACCCTCTCCAACGCGCAGATTTTGGATACGGTGCGAAAATACGCGCCGAATGATTACCAGCAGCGAATTCCTGCCACTACTCAAGGCAGCGTTGTTGAAACCCTTCGCGCCATGAACCATTATTCGCCGGCGTGGGATGTGTTTTGGAATGTCTTTTTGGCGCGTATCGGTCGCGTACAGATTAATGATCGCATGAACTTTACCAACCCCCTGGCAAAGCTAAAGCGCCCCACCCTGCACTATGGCCGAACCATCCAGGAAGTGCAGACAAACCTTATCAAGGCACGTGCTTATGATTCGCGCGCTGAAAATGTGTTTGGTCGCGAGGGACGTGAGCCTGATATCCACCAGATTTTTCATACCGAAAATCGCCGCGATAAGTACATCATCAACATCCCTATGGAGGATGTGTTGCGCGGCTCTTTTATCGAGGGCGAATCTATTTCGGCCTTCTTTAATTCGTTGACCGCCGCGCCCATCGCGTCTGCCAACAATGATGAATATCTGTCGATGCGCAACCTGCTGGAGACGTTCGACAACCTTTGGGGATTTTGGAATATCCAGGTCCCCGACCTGCACAACAAGACGCTCACGCATGAGGAGGAGGTGCAGGCCGGCGTTAAGCTTATCGATGCGATGCGGTCCACGTACTATAAATTGTAGTATTTTCGCACGGAATACTCCCCCGAGGGCCGTAATAAGGGCCTTGCCACTCGCTCCAATCGCCTTATCGCCATCATCGATTCGGACGTTGAAGCCGCACTCAAGGTCGCCGTTAACGCTTATGCATTTAACGAGGACAACCAGCGCCTTATTGCTGACGAGGTTATCGTACTGGACGAGTTGCCCATCGCCGGTTGTCAGGCGATTTTGCTTGACGAGGAATGGTTCCAAGTTGCGGATACGCTTCAAGTCACGGCAACCGCGCCCATGAATCCTGACAATCTGTCTTACAACACCTTTATGCATGTTTGGCAGGTGCTCAGCTATTCGTTGTTCCTTGGCTCTGTTATGTTTAGCACCCGCCCCGATTCGGAGATTTCCGCACTGCCGGCCACGTATACGGGCGTTACTCTTACCGATGCTGATGGTGAAACGGCTAAGACCATCCAGCCTGGTGAATCTGTGCAGCTTGTCGCTAAGGTGAAGGGCACGAACGGCCCGAATCAGGCGGTCATGTATGAGATCAAGGCGTTTAACGGCCGCGGTGCAGGTGCCATGCTCCCCGCCGAGATGTACATTGATAGCAACGGTGTTTTCCATTCGGGCAATTGTCATGATATTGATAAGGTGGTCGTGTCTGCTACCTCTGTTGCGGATGGGCAGTATCAGGCGCTTTACACCTTTACCATCGCCGGTACCACGTATGCAACCGCTGTTAAGGGTGCGGACGTAACGGTTAAGGTTGGCGCGAACGCCACGAGTGCGCTGACCTGGACTCCGACCGGTGCAACCAATAAGAGCTATGAGGCCTATAGCGCCGATGATTCTGTCGCCACGGTTGCCGAGGTGGCGGATGATGTGCTCACGGTTTCCGGCGTTTCGGTCGGTGAAACCACTATCATCCTGGTGGCAAAGGGCGGCGATCCGGCTAATCCGAACGTCACTGCCAAGGTGACCGTCACGGTGACGGCCTAATCGCTTAACCCTGCTATAATGGGGCGCGTATTGCGCCCCATTTTGCGTATTAAGGAGTAATAATGCCCGAAGCGTCACAAAAGTTAACGCCTAACACATGGCCGGTTGGCACTGAGGTAACGTTGATGCAGGTGCCGTGGGATGCTAATTACCGTGATATCGTTGTCTGGGACGATGTGCAGCAGCGTAACGCCTATCTTGATGCGCAGGCGCTCAGCGGTACCGGATGGCGTTCAAAGCGTTTTTCGTACTGTCGGCCAAACGAGCCTATCAGCGTGCCAGTGCCTTATTCGGCAGCGTACAAATATAATTATGTCGTGGTGCAAAATCCCATGCAGCCTGTTGAGGGTGAAGAACAGCCATTAAAGCTGTGCTATTTTATTTTGTCAACCGATTACGTTGCACCCGGGACACCGCAACTGACTTTGCAGCTGGACGTTATCCAGACGTATCAGTTTGGGGTGTGCCTAGGTAACATGTTCGTAGAGCGCGGGCACATGGGCGTATCTAACGCTGTTTTCAAAAACGGTGTGCAAAACCTCCAGGGTCAGTACCTGCGCAAATATCTTAATGTTCCAGAGGGCTTGGACGTTGGCGATTCGTATGTGATGGCTAACCACGAATGGTATCCGCTGACGGATGCGTCGACTTTTGATATCGGTAAAATCATCATCATCAGCAGTGCAGACCTTGCCGCCGACCCGGGCACAACCGATAACCCGAATCTTAACGTTGCGGACGGCCAGAACGCGGACGGCATCCCATCGGGATGTAACGTGTACTGCATGACATTGAGCACATTTAAAGCCGTGCTCAATGCGATGAAGGAGAAAAGCTGGGTGGCCCAGTGTATACAATCGGTGTCCACCTTCCCGGCCCGTTTGTTGTCGGCAGGAACGGATGTGCAGCTGTTCGGTAACTCGGGTATCACGATGCAGTTTCTAGGCGAAACCGACACGCTCGAATTGCCGCTCAAAACCTACGCAACAACAGGCAACATTTATCAGCAGCTGTCGAACGGCGTGCCTGATGGGTATCACGATCTATATAAGGCCTATACGTACCCGTATTCGGTCATCGAGCTTACCGCTTACAATGGCAACTCGGTATTCGTCAAGCCTGAGCTGGTGTACGGCAATACGCTTGCTCTTACCGTTATCGGTTGTGCTGTTGCGCCGTTCGCGCGTATCGGCGTTTTTCCAACCAATTACGGCCAGGCTTTTGAGGGTGGCCAGCCCGTAAATTATAATCAGTACACGTGGCATGGGTTCGACGGCTCAGACCATACTGGCGTAATTCCCAGCGGCGATTTCCTGGATTCGTGCCTTTGGTTAGCTGACTTCCCGCAGTTTTCTATCGTCAACTCGAATTACATCACCTACCTTGCGTCAACTGCACACACTCGCGCGTATCAGTATGAATCTGCTGGATGGCAAAACGCTAAAAGCAATGCCGCGTCAGACCTGGCGTATTCCCAGGCCATGAATCAGACGGCACTCAATGAAGCCAACCGCTATGACCAGGGCCCCATTGGCGCACCTCAGATTGCCAACTATGCAGGCCAGGCTGTGGGCATGCTGGAGGGTGGGCTGAATCGGCTAACCGGCCAACCTGCCGTAAGCTCTAATGAGGTGACGCTGGCGGGTGCTGCTAATCATCTGGCGCAGCGCCAAACGGGAAACCTTGCCTTTAACGCCACACAAGACTTGTCGCGACAGGTTGCTGGGCAAAACCTGGACTACGCCAAATACGCCGCACGTGGTGATTACGCAAATCAAATCGCCGCCATTAACGCCACGGTGCAGGATGCTGCTTTGCAGGCACCGTCCACGGTAGGCCAGATGGGCGGGCAAGGTTTCATGTGGAAAAACGGCCTGGTCGGTTTTGCCGTCAACTACAAAACTGCTGGTGGCGCAGCTATGCGAACGGTCTGCGATTTTTGGTCACGTTACGGCTATAAAATACAGCGGTTTTACAATTTCGGAAACGCTAAAATGACGGCGCTCAAAATCATGAATCATTTCAGTTACTGGAAGGTATCGGAAACCTATATCACGTGCGCGAAGGCCAATGAAGCTGAAAAGGATGCAATACGCGGCGTGCTCGAAAAGGGCGTGACCGTATGGGGTAAACCGTCTGAGATCGGCAACATCGCACCGGCTGTAAACACCCCGCTGTATAATATCGAGTACTAAAGTAAGGAGGATACATGGAGCCTTGGATGCTAGACCCAACCGAGTTTACCCCGCTTAACGTGTCTATGTTCGGCAAGCGCAATGTCAAGCGTTGGCAGGCAAGCGTAAAGCAATATCGCACGTATGACTACTGGCGCCAGTTGTTTTGGACGGCAGCAATCAGCCGCTTTGAGTGGGAAGGTCTCCCCGACGGCATCGATTCGCGCTACATGGAAACGCTGCTGTGCGGCTATGGTTCGTTCGCCGCAACGAAACGCTCCACCAGCGGCGTGCTAACGTATTGGTGTGGCCGGATGAACCCCGTTGGCAATCTTGATCTGTACCGCAACCCAAATACCATTGACGTTTACACGCCGAACGGCCAGCGACAGCGCCGCCATTGCAACTGGTGGTTTAAACGTGTTGGCAATCAGCACGGTACTAAAACCGTTGTAATGCCTGCCGATGCCGTTATCTGCTGGGACAACCTCACGCGCTTTCCCACGTTGCAGCTTATCGACCGCCAGGCTCAACGCCTAGCCGATATGGACACCACCGTTGACCAGCACGTTCGCGCAATGCGCATGCCGTACGTTATCAGCGTGGACGAGTACGGCAAAAAGCAAGCCCAGGACATGTATAACCGCATCGATTCTGGGCAGCCTGCAATCTATATGAACCCTTCGGGCATGCAAAATATGAGCGTGCAGGTTTTGCAAACCATGAATAAGGCAGCGTATGCTGGTAGCGATATCCTTAACGACGAGCTTAAAATCGTGTCAGCCGTGTATACAATGCTCGGCATTGACAACAATGCCGCCGCCGAGAAAAAGGAACGCGTCCAGACTGCCGAAACCCTGGCGAACAACGAGCAATTTATGATCCAGCGCAATAGTTTCTTGAAGCCGCGCCAGGAATTTTGCGAAAGAATCAATGACATGTATGGCTGGGATTGCAGTGTAAAATGGAGCGTGCCGCACATGGCTGCTGGCGATAGCGGTGATGATCGGCCTATTTCCGAGGGCAGCGAGTTTCTTGATCCGGGCGGAGTTATCGAGCCTAGCAAGGGGGGCTACTAATGCTAACCTTTAACAATAATGACTTTACCACGCTTGACGAGCATAAATACACGCTCCGCGATGTGGTGGAAGCCCTGGGCTATGATTGGGGCATGCAAGATTATCCAATCTTCGATGAAGCTTACCGAGAAAAGCTGAACCGCGCGATTTACAATCATTTTTGCTTTCGCCGAATCGCGAGTGAAACCCCTGCCATGTTTATTTTTTACCTAAACCGGCGCATGGTGGAGCAGATGCCCAACATCAATCCGGTGTATGAGCTGGTGCGGCGTGAGAATTTCGACCCGATGGCAACCACGCAAGGCAAGACTGATTCGGTAACCCAGGGCAGAAACAGCAACCAAAGCGTAGCCACGGCATCGAGCACACCACAGGTATTCCTGGACAACCCGGACGGAGAGCAGTATCTGACGGGAGCAACTAAACAAACCGACAACGGCAATCAGGACGGCACGGCAGCCACAACGTACAGCTCCATTTCCGGTGTGGGCAATGCCGTGTATGATATGATGGCATCAAGTTTCATGGCAACGGATAACCTGGTTTTCAGCCTGCTGGAGCCGTTGTTTATGCAAACGTGGGACGATTTGCCGATGTAGAAGGAGGTAACAGGATGCAAAGCAAGGATGATTACAACTATATGCGTGTGCAGCTCGACAGCATGCGGCTGTGTTTCGAGCTTGACGCGAAGCACGCCATGATGGACAACGACATTGACGCATATTACACGCTTAACCCGCTGAGCCAAGAAATCAGCACATGCATCCGCCGCGTTGACGCGCTTATCAAGTTGATTGATGAGCGGGCCAAAATCGAGCCGAAAGCAGATGGTGACGATGGGGATGTTTAGCCCGTACGGGTTCCACGCGCTCAAAAACCAGAACGCGGCGAACACCCAGGCAGCGAACGTCTACCCCACCATGCCGGGCTACACAGGGATAGATAAGCTGGATTTTGCCCAGATGCGCACGCCCGAGGACCAGATTCATTGGCTGTATCTGTACGCTACGGGCATTGACCTCGATACGATCAATGCCGAGCAGGCGCAGGCGTTGATTGATGCGGCAACCGCCACGCTAAAGGCATACGTTGACGAGCAGGACCAGGCCATATCGGCGGACGTGGCGCAGCGTTACAACTATCTGCTGCATCTAATCCAGCAGCTTACCGAGTTCCCCGGCATCATGTTCGACCCCACATGGGGCAGCACTAGACCGATTAAAACGGTAGTGGAGCGCGTGTATGATTTTGACCGTCCGTTCTCGGTAACCGCCAAGGATTATGACGGGATGGGGTACACGGCAAAAGCCTATGATGCAAAAGACATCACAGCGCGTGAGTTCGATGTGACGTTCGCCTTGCAAACTTATAATGACTGGGTAGCAAAGGAGGGATAATGGCAGGAAAAGATGTGAGCTATCAGTTTTTGGATGCGCTGGCAAAATCCGTTGGCATGGGTGCCGAGACGGTTAAACAGGCGCTTGCCGAGATTAACCAGCTGCAGCAGCAGACGCAAGCGCTTGAAGTGGCCGTGCAAGGCAAGGTACCAACGAATCACGCTAGCCGACAACCCATTTTCGGCACGGCTGATGAGCAGATATATGACCACGTCAAGATCGCGCACGAGGTGACCAATGATTCAACGAACGGCGTGGCAGTGAGTCCTGACGCTGTGTATGCGTATGCGCCAGATCGTGCGACCACTCCTGTCATTCCAAATTATGGATCACCTATTGTGATTGCGCCAACAGATACTTCGGTATTCTCTTCGTACCAGGCAACCGGTGATATGCGATTGTATAACGGACTAGTGTACACTAATTCCACCATACGCGTCCAAGTTACATCCAGCACATGGTTAGCCCCGATTATCAACAATAAGCTTAGCCTTAGTGCTATAGCGCAGGCTGATGGTCATCTAATAGACACCGTAAGGTTTGCCGATGGTGTGCCAAATTGGCCGCAAAGCGGCACACATACAGTGTCATATATAATCCCTGCCTATAGCGTAATGCCTGGTAGCGTTTACAAAGTCGAGTAAGGAGACGATATGGCAGCAACCAACGAAACTACCTACTACCAACTCCCGTTGTTTACCGACAACGATCAGCCCACGTGGCTGGGTGACTTTAACGGTGCGATGAACAAAATCGACAACGCGCTGAATAACATCGGCGCTAATGCATCTACCGCATTGTCTGCCGCTAACAACTCGGTTAACCGTGTCGACACGATTGAAACTCAGTTCGCACTTGTGCAAAGCTCTGCTAATCAGGCGTTGTCGTTGAGCCAGACCAACGAGAGTGGCATCGCCGCGCTTGATGCGCAGATGGCTGGAACGCAGCCGAGCGAGTTGCTTAACAAAATCAACAAAATCATAAACGATGCAACTCCCGTCAAGGAAAGCGGTTCTTTGTCCATCGGCGGTGGCACCGTCACCTGGGAAACGCTTGAAACCCCGCTTACCCGGCAGATGACAGTATGGCTCGGCATCGACAGCGTTACGCTCGACAAAACGGCAGACGTTGAGACGTATCCCGTGTTCACCATTCCCAAGGGCAAACGCTTTGATCATAACATCCAGCTGTTTGCAGACTCGAACCTTGGCACGCCGGCTTCGCTTGTGGTGTATGCCGAGGCCGCAACCGGCGTTGTGCGTATCCAGCAGGGACAGGGTATCTCACAGTATGCGTACAGCACTGACGTCGTGTTTACGTACACGTATTAAGGGCAAAGCATGTATACGATAGATGTTGACTGGTCAGCGGTACGCAACACCACGGGCTATCGCGGGACCCCAGACGGATTTTGCCTCCACCACAGCGCAGGCACCACGCTTAATATGATACCTGCGTTTTTGGCTAATTCCACAAGCGCGCATTATGGTATTAAGCTCGATGAGGTGCGGCAGTTTTTGCCTGATTCGTACGGGGCATGGGCAGCGGGTGATAGTTGGGCCAACACGAGGTTGCTGCACATCGAGTGCGTTAACTCGGATGGTGCGCCTGATTGGCCCGTGGCAGAGGAAACGGTAGATACTCTTGTGGAGTTTCTTGCCGACAAGTGCCATGAGCACAACATTGCACGGTTGGTGGCTGGCCAGAACCTGTTCGGCCACAGAGACTTTTACAACACGTTTTGCCCGGGCGTGCTATATGAACGGCTGGATGAGATTGCAAACAGGGTCAATGCACTGCTCGACAGCGGCGCGGAAAGCGAGGACGATGTGAGCGCACAAGATGTGTGGAATTACGATTATGAGGGCACAGCACCAGGTGGCAACATGTATAACGCTGTGGTTAACGGCATGCGTGAGCTGCTCAACACCAGCGGCACCGCAGCCCAGGATGAGACCGGACAGCATGTGGACACCGGGGCAACGCCTCTCGCGCGTATCCCCTACATCGAGGGTATGCTAAAGCAGCTCGGCATCACAGATGTTGCCAGTGCTGAGAACGAGACGGGCGAACACGTCAACACGGGCGCGAACATGGCGTTGCGCCTAGCATACATGGAGGCGCGGCAGATTAAGATGGAGCGCATGTTAGCGGCGTTTGCTGATAGGGTAACCGCAACGGACGAGGAGGCGTAGCGTGGATTGGCATATTGCGGCAATCGTAGCGACGTTCGTAGTGATGGACCTTATCACTGGCGTGATGCAGGCAGTTGCGAACAAGACCCTGGATTCAACCAAGATGCGTGCAGGATTGTGGCACAAGTGCGGATTCATAATGGTTGTCGTTCTGGCCGCACTCGTGGAATTGACGATGCAGTTTGTCGACCTGGGTTTCACCTTGCCGCTGTTCGTACCAGTGTGCGTTTTCATCATCTTGACGGAGATAGTGTCGATTTTCGAAAACGTGTGCCAGCTTTCCCCCGAACTGGCAAACTCCAAACTTGCGCAGCTGTTTAACATTGATGTAAAATAACTCTGCCACGGGTTCTAAGCATACAGCCCATAGGCACCACTCTAAACCCCACGTGGTCAAGGCACGTGGGGTTTGCTTTTATAAGGAGAGCAGGCATGGCATGGACAAAAGAACAGCAGCAGTTCTGTGAGTACACGATCTGCACCGTTGAATCAGGTTGCGATTATGCTGCCGTCAATATGAGCGACCCCATCACGCTAGGCATCGGGCAATTTTACGCCTATAACGCGGCGGCGCTTATGGAGCGTCTGCGCGACAATGCAAGCGCAAGCTATGACAAGCTTTCAACACGCCTTAAAGACGCAGTGGCTAATCATCCATCTGACACTGATGCAACATGGTGGACGGGCTTTTACCTTTACCAGGACGATGCAGATAGTTGGGTTAACTCGGCGCAGGACATGGAAAACCATGCTGTGCAAGACCAGTTTTTCATGGACTGGGTTTTCGGTTCTGGCGGCGCCTTTGACACCCTGGCCGGATGGGGCATGTCTACCGACAATGTAAAGCAAACTATCTTTATGTTATCCGTCTACCATCAGGCCCCGGCAAGCGCGAACCAAATCCTTGCAAACATAGGCGGCGGGCAAAGCCTGGACGAATACCTAAATGCCACTCTTAACACGTGGCCGGTGTCGGGCTATTCAAATCGTTATAACCGTGTGTATCAGCTGCTCAATGATTGGGACGGCACGAGCGCCCCACCTGATTTTGGGCAATCAGACTTTACCCCGGGAACTAACCCCGATACCAACGGCCAGACCAAATCGAGCATTAGCCGCCTGGAGCAGGTTGGCAACGACATTATAGTATATGGTGCCATGGGGCAAGGCACGCGCCTGGTATGCCACAACACGGGCAACGGTGTTTGGTTACCCGTGCGAAACGCAACCGCGCCGACCTACCCGGGCACGAGCGGCGGTGGTACGGGCACAGGTGGAAGTGACGAGTTCGAGGCCATGCGGGCCATTTGGGAGCAAAACGAAAAAGCGTTTAATTATGCACAAGCTGCCGGGCGGCTAGAGCCGGACGTTAGCGGCTTTACCGATTGTTCCGCCTGCATCTGGTGGGCGGCAAACAAGGCCACCAACGGCAAGTATAATTGGCTAGGCACGTCAACATGGACAATGAGGGACACCGCCACTAAAATATGTGATGGAATCCAGCGCGACCTCATGCAACCTGGTGACCTGATTTTGATGACCGCGCCGGAACACGTGGGATGGTATTGGGGCAATGGTGTTGCATGGGGCGCGGGCAGTGCTCCATGTCCAAAAGTTGAAGCCGACCCCGTGGAAAACTATTACTCATGGGGCAGCAATTTAGAGATCTACCGTTTTATCGGCCAGTAAGGAGCAAGAACATGAGTGGTATACCGAAGTGGGCGCGTTGGGACCCAAGCGCATTGATGGGGGCACGTGTGCCTGTGCGATTGTGTACGGGCCCGCGAAGCCTGGGCAAAACGTACGCAATGAAAAAGCAAGGCATCAAACGGTTTCTGAACAAGGGCGAAACGTGGGCATATGTGCGTTATTACGATACGATGATTGACCGGATTTTGCGCAGCCCAGAGGGTTTCTTGTCAGACATTGAGCATAATAACGAGTTCCCTGGGCAGCGTTTCCGGATGAATGGACGTATGATGCAGACCGCGTACCAGGCGCAAAAAGATACGGGCAACATCAAATGGAAGCCGCGTTGGCAAAACCTCGGACAAATGTATGCGCTAACCTCATTCGATTCGTATAAAGGCGCGACTACAGCGGAGATGACGCTGATGGTCCTGGATGAGTTCATCAAGGAAAAGCGCGTACCACCTTATCCGAGCGGTTGCGTTGATATGTTGATGAATATGTGGGAAACGTTCGACCGCCGCGAGGACCGCGTAATCTTAGTAGGTTTGGCGAACAACGCCGACTTTGTGAATCCGCTGTTCCAAGCGTGGGGCATTACACCTATTCCCAGAGGCAGCAGCAGATATTTCAAGGTAGGCGATTCGGCAGTGTACTACGAAAACGCCTTTAACGCTAAGTTCGAGCAGTATTCTGCAACCTCGAATATCGGAGCGTTTACCGCTGGCAGCGATTATGCCGAGTACGCGCAACAAAGCGAGTTCACTAACATGACGGGCCAGTTTGTAAAACCGCGTACTAAAGGATGTGATTGCCTCATCGCCGTTAAGTTCCGCGGCATACCGTTCGCGATTTGGCAGGACATGCATACGGGCATTGTGTATGTAGATCGTAAACCCCCAGCAGGTAAACAGGTGATTGTCTTGACGCGGCATGATATGTCACCTGACACGATGCTTGTCGAGCGAAACGCGCCGCTTATCAAGTTCGCCGTCCGCTCGTATAGCCATGGCGATTGTTATTTTGATTCGGACGCAACACGTGAGATGTGGCTGGACATGCTGACCATGTGCGGCTTGAGGTAGTAAAAGGCCCTCCAAATCGGAGGGCCTTTTACTGTTTTGACTAGCAAGCTGACGAATCACAAGAATTGCAATCGGCTGCCGAATCATCAAACACCGTGCTGTAATCTTTTACAGATACACCCGACGCACGGCGCAAAATACATGCTAGGGCGGCAGATTCGGCTGATTCCCTCCCGTAATACCCAAAATCCCAAGAAACAAACTCCCTAACAGCATTGGTTTCGGTATAAATAACAAAACCATATAAACCCCTGAAAGAACAAATATCACACGTATAGCCACCTGACTTCAATGTCCGCTCTAACTCAGAGATATGCATATCATTCCTTCCCAGGACCTGCCATTGCCAGCAAGTGCTTCATTCTAACGGTTACGTTCTTCTTTCCAGCTTGCACAAAAAACACGTTGTTATGCACGCCTGTCACAACGCCTTGGCACACCTCATACCAGCAAGCGTATTTGGTATGTTTCGGGGTAATCCACCAAATGGCCTTGCCAGTGCAATCCTCGGGTCCCAAGCTCCAAAGGTAACAACGGATTCGGAACTCGTGAATGACCTTTTGCCACAACGCGGCGCGTTCTTGTGGCTTTTTGGCTTTGGTAAACGCCTTCTGGTACCTGCTGAGCAGGTAATCCACGTCTCGGCGTGAGATTAGCGGGTACAACATGGCATCTTGCTATTCTCGCATTTAGCATACAGATTAAGCAATTTCTCATACAATTCCATCGCATCTTCAGTACCAACGCCTGTCACTTCTTTTACAACCTCATACGTGCTCGTACGCTTTACGCGAACGCAAGCGGTGCCACCTGCGTTTGCGTAGATACTGAGCAGCCTTTTACAGACGGTAAACTCGGCGTGATAAACGATAGAAATCATGTTCTTCTCCTCACATAATCCCAAGCATCTTAAATGCAACCTTCATTGTTTCATACTCTTCTACACTTTTAAGATTGATAAACTGCCCGCTGTAATAGTTCATTGCATCGTTGTAATCCTCAAAACGCTTCGAACTAATAATCTTGCCAGTGCTACCATTGGTGACGCTAACAGTAGCGGCTTGCTCAGTTTCTGCCCTGATAAGCAACACCCTATCGGCTCTCGGAAACTCGGTGCGGTAATCGATTTTAATGTCATCACTCATGGTTCTACACCTTTACATATACGGTGTTACGTTCAATGCTGCCCCGATTGTGACCAGGGCAAGCGATAACAGGCTGGGCTTGCGTGCGAACATTGCTGAGCCTGCTGTTGCTAGGATAAGGCCGATGAAGGCTGCTAGTGGGGCTAGATGGTGATACATGGTGGGTCCTTCCTACCAGCCATTGAGGACAGGCTCCATTGTGTTGACGTACACACGCGGGTGGTTTCCCGCTGTGACAAACCAGCTATCAATGCACGTGAGAAAATCTCGCGCAATCTTGCGCTCAATCATCGCGTTATGATCGCGAATAAACGATTCAAAATCTTCGCTGAGCATGCTGTTTCCTTTCAGTATGGGCGGGCTAATCTCAACGTAATACTTCATGATCTGTTCCTTTCTGTTCTGGTCCGTTCCGGCTTAAGGCCGGGCATAGCCTTCTGGCTGTAGGCTATGCCCGGCCTACCCTTGCGGGTAGGCACGGTTGGCTAAAAGGCGAACAATTGCTCGTAGGTGCCATCATCGTAATGCAGAGCGCCGGCCATTCGCCTGTTAGTGCTTTCAGCGTGTTCTGTACACCGCCCAACTTAATGCGCCAATACTCTGCATCGTGCTCATATTAAGGCGTTCGCAGTGATCTTCATGGGTCTTGTAGTCTGCCATAAGCTTGTAGGCAGGTTCGAATCCAGAGGGT